CTGTGTCCTATATCTTATGCTTTTGGGTTGGTCGATATTAGCGACAACATAGAAGGTGTTATCACTTTCGGCTGTCCTCCCAACAAAGAATACAATGATGGCAAATGTATCTTCAACAAAAAGAAGATCAGAACACTGGAACTCAACAGATTGGTTCTAAACTCCAAAACGCCTAAAAACACAGCCAGTTATTTTATTATGCAAGCCATTAAAAAGCTGCCGACACCTATGGCTTTAGTCTCTTATGCTGATGCTAACTACAATCATCATGGCTACGTTTACCAAGCCACTAATTGGCTCTACACAGGAACCAGTGCAAAGAAACACAGGTATACGTTTGAAGACGGTTCAACTTTTGACATGAGAAGAGACATAGACAAGAAAGGCGAGATAACAGGCAGAGTGGAACTGTTGCCAACTTACAGATACATTTATTTGCATGGCAACAAGAAAGAAAAAAGAGACATGAAGAAAGACATGAAATGGGAGGTGCTTGCATATCCTAAAGGACAAAACAAACAATACGATTGCGTTGATATACAGATGAAATCACTACAAGGAGACATGTTTGAGTAACCAGATGATTAAAGAGTTGTTTACTGTGTGGTTTTACATATCCATAGCAGCCATAGGCTTGTTCACACTCGCAGTCCTCATGCCGTTCCTCATTGCTCATCGGTTGGTCAAGCATTTACAAGAAAAGAGGTTGTATGACGAATAAGAAGGCAGTACAGACGCTTTACGTTCACGCTGGGTTGGTCGTTAGACCTCAGACTGACGAGTCCTTAGCGGAGTTGAAGGCGGTGTTAAATAAGCATGGCATCAGGGCGAGTTTGAGGGTCAGCTATGACAATAGATAGATCGGCAGCCAGAGAGGCTGTAAGCGATGTAGCCATCGGCTTCTTCATGGCGTTTCCGATAGCAATCCTCGTGTTGTCTACCACCACTTGGATGGAACTCAGCGTGCCAGTCACGGCAGTAGTGCAAACTTTTGTGTTCACTTTGGTAGGGTTAGTACGCAAATATTTCGTTAGGGTACACTTCAAGGGGCGAGACGAGGTGTGCGAAGATGTATAACAATGTGCGAAGATGTGCAGAGATGTGCAGTGGCAGTGTGTCAAAGAGGGTGGGAAGAGGGAGCTGTACACTGTTGGGTACACTGTCAATTTTCCCTTTGTTTATAAGGCTTTCCTTCTCTTATAGGTTAGTAGTGTACTATATATATATATAAATATAATAAGAGGAGTATAACGTATAAAACCATGGTTTATAGGGGTTGCATTACAGGAAGTGTTTGGGAGCTGTACACTGCACTTGGTACACTGTTGTCATGAACGTACTGCAATCTATACTTTTCAAGATGGGTGATGAAGAACATGAAATCACGACACGGTTTGTGGTTGCCAACACTTTCATGGGAGTGGAGCGAAAGCTCAAAGGACAGAACATAATAACAATAATTAAGATAGACGAGGGTGAATACATTGCCTTGGTTGAGGAGTAGACATGGCTGGACGACCTAGGAAACCAAAACAGAAGATAGTGAGTGCTCCGACACAGTTTGAGAAAGACCACGAGTTTGGTCTGACTGAGATGCAGTCGTCATTCGTTTGGCATTACACCGAAGGTGCTTGCAGCCAGACTGAAGCAGCTCGGAAAGCTGGCTTTGAGTTCCCAGCTGTCAGTGCCAACAAACTGCTCAGCGGTACGCATCACCCGAAGGTAGTCAAAGCCATCAGGATCAAACAGGATGAGCTGGCTGAGAAGTACGCCATCACACCACAGAAGACTGGCACAATGTTGTGGAAGATCATGGAGCAAGCGTATGAAAGTGGACAGCTTAACGCTGCGGTTTCTGCCATCAAGGAGCTCAATCAGCTGGGAGGATTGTCCATCAATCGCTCGCAGAACATCAACATCAACGCCAACCTTGACCGCATGAGTAAGGAAGATATTAAGGAGAGACTGGGCAAGTTGCTCGGAGCAGAAACCTCGGATTACTCACCGAAGGATAAATGAATTGGTAACTAAGTAATGAGGTGCTCTGCCGTTGAGAGCCCAAAAATCCTGAGAAATTCATTTTTTCCTAGAAAGTCCAATAGAATCAATAGCTTACGGGTGTATGCTAACATGCACATCTTTGCATGATTGTGCAAACTTGTGTTCAGAGGGCTAACACCTCTGCATTTCTGGTTCTCTCCAGCCCTCAAAGGAACCCTATGGACTGGGTTTTTAGGGTAGCCAGAACTAATTAATTGACCCCGACACCCCCAAATAGCCAGAGCCTCGTGCAGTTATAGTTATAGCTAAGTTAGGTACACTGAATCACCAAAAAATCTCATTGCACTTTTAAAGTGCTATACTTTGCACACGACCACATTCGTGCTGAAAAAAAATTTTTCAAAAAAAAATATGAAAATTAATTACCAACAAAATGTAGGGCAACTTTTAGAATGAAAGATCAAATTAATATTTGTTTGCCGTTACAAATTTACTATTCAAAAAATAAAAAATTTATTTTAAATTTGAACAACTACAGAAACGCCTACTTCAGAATCCTGTCTATTGCAAAAAAAAATTACACCGAGGAGTTGCTACCTGAGTTGCAAGACTTACCTGAATTCACCGAACCAGTGACCTTGACCTACACCTACTACGCCAAAACCAAAAGGCGTATCGACATAAGCAACCCTTGCTCAATCATAGACAAGTTTGCCTGTGACGCTCTGGTAAAGGCTGGAGTTCTGAAAGACGACAGCTTTGAACAGGTCAACCAAGTGATTTACAAATTTGGCGGTTTCGACAAAGAGAACCCCAGATGCGAGCTGGTAGTATCTACATAGACAACTTGGTTTACTAACACACGCTTGCACTGATACAATCGTCTCATGTCTGGAATCAGTAACACAGTAGACCATGCACTCTTCTAAACACGGTGTAACGGGCATGTCTTTGTCCACCGAACAAGTGCAAGCGTTCATGGACTACCTAGAAGACGCCATGCCAGTAAAGGCTAAAGTGCACAAAGCTGGCAAGAAAAAGACCGACACTGCCGTTAGAGATGCTGATGTTTACCATATTGAGCATGAAGCCACAGAGTTGTACGACATCTTGCAAGAGGTTGCAAAGATGGTTAATCTCTACTTCAAGTACGATCTTACTGGCATTGAGAAAGCACAGATCATGCACTACAAAGCTCCTTCCAATGGCTACAACTACCACATCGACCTAGAACCCCACACCAGCGAAACCTCTCGGAAGGTCAGCGTGTCCATATTACTCAATGATGAATACGAAGGTGGTGAGATTTGCTTCAGAACCAGTGAAGAAGGGACTTGCCAGAAGCCGAGTGTAGGCAACGTCATAGCTTTTAGTAGCTTTATACCGCACAAGATCAATCCGATTACCTCTGGTGAACGCTATGCAGTCGTTGTTTGGTTTACTGGTCCTTGCTTTCGATGATAGAATCGTCCAATGGAATTTGCAAACAGAACGGATAAAACAACGGCTTGTTATCAAGGTTGGTTCTGGAACAGCGACAAACAGATTTTGGAAAGATGGAGTAACGCAACGGTTTAAACAATATGTCACTTAGAGATTTACTGGAACAACAGATACAGCAAAAGATGATGCAAGATCAGATCAACAGAGATGTGGCTGTACAGTTCACGCCATCCGCTGGTCAAGTAGCTAATGTAACAGGTATGTTAGCACCGGGAGCTGGTATCGCAGACGCAAAGGGTCTATATCCATCATTGGGTTCTTACGACCAACCACTCTCCGAAGCCTTCTCCAACGAACCTTATCCATCCATGTCAGAGAATTTAAAGCGTGGAGGCTTTGGAGGTTACTTCGATGCCAGCATGCAAGGACTGGGAGTCGCTGGTGATGCTCTCTACGCAGCTCCAGTTGCTGGCACTTTCCTTGGAGCCACTATTGGTACTGGTTTAAAAGGCTTAGGAGCTTTGGGCACAGTAGCCAAAGCTGCCGCAACAAGCACTAAAGCTGGTAAGGGTGGCAAAGGCATCACCGCACTCGATGAAACGAAAAAGATGTTACAAGCAGACATCGACACGTTTGCCAAAGACGATCTCGGCTTTACCTCTCCTACGATGGAAGCCTTGATCACGAAAGCACCAGCCAACCTAAAAGGCAAACAGATTACCGAATGGGCTAAAGGCAACGCCAACAAAGGCGTGAAGCCTAAAGAATTAGAGTTTCTTGGTTTGGATGAGTATGTAGCCGCTAACCCCAACGCCAATGTCAGAGAAACCGTTGAAGGCATCAGTGGCAACAAAGTAAAAGTCAGCTCGAACATCAGAGGCGGTGGTGATGGACAGGTAATGGATTTTGATATTTCCACACCAACAGACGACCCACTGGATGGTTCTAAAGTGTATCAAAACATGATAGATGACATTAACTATGAAATAAAAGATGGTGATTTGAATAACCTTCAATATTACGCAGACCGATATGCTGAACAAAGACTTTCCCCTAATGAAATGAAACTTTATGATGATCCATTTAATTTTGCAGACCTTCAAAATAGAATTAATAAAAATCTTGAAAGCGGATTTAGCACCGAAACACTTGATGATGTCATTGATCAATTAGCAGAAGCCGATTACATGGAAAACCCCTACGAACTAATAAGACCAACAGGTACTACTGCGAGCGATGACACTTTTGCTTTTGGCAACGATGAAGTGGGTTACCAACTTTTTGTCGATGGCAAAAGAATTTACAACGATAACAACATAGCCTACAGCCAAACAGAAGCTCAGATACAGCTTAGAGATTCAATGGCAAACCAAGGTTACGACATGTTCAGATTAAATGCTGATGACTTTGATGAAAGCATGGATTACCTAGGAGGTAAAACTAAATTCAAACAATATATTGATAACAGTCTGCCCGGTGGTTCTAACTACCGAGAGGTGGTGTTCAACTGGGACAACGCTCCAGTCAGACACGGTGGCTTTGATCACTTTGATGATGACAACCAAATAGCTCATGCACTTATTCGAGACAGGAAGCTCGCTGACGGCACCGACACACTTCACGGTGACGAAATCCAGTCAGACTTACACACAGCTGGTTCTAAGTTTGGATATAACTTACCAGATAAAGTAAAAATTGAAGAAATTAATAAAATAGAAAGTTTTTTAGAAGGCACTGGGCTGACCATGAAACCACCAGAAAGCCTACAAATTGATGAATTAGTCGATAATGTAATATTTGTAAGAGATGGCAATGACTTTCTGGGTGATTTCGATTTAAGAGATTTAGAATATTTATCTAAATATGCGAAAGAGCAAGGAAGAACTAGATATGGCTCAGACCAAGCTGACGCTATAGTAAAAATACTTGGTAAAGAAAAAGTTTCTGAGTTGGCTGATTTAGCAAAGCCACTTGCTAACCAAGGAACAGTTCCCAACTACCCATACAAAGACGACTACTTCGACTTGGCGTTAAAGAAAATGCTTTTACTGGCAATAGAAGAAGGCAAGCCAGCCATATCTGTTTCTGGTTCAGCACCCATAAAAGCAAGATACTCAGACGAACCATCTGTGTTCTACGAAACCCTCTACGACAAAAAGATACCATCAGCCATGAAGAAGCTGTCGAACAAGTACGGTGGTGAGTTTGAAAAAGCTGGTAGGCTAGACGTTGAAGATACTTTTGGTGGTGGTAGATTTCCAGCAAAAGAAGATGAAGGCATAATGGCAGCTATAGAAGACAAAGGTGGAGAAAAACTTTTTGATGCCAACGTCATTCGCATCACTCCAGAGATGAAGGAGAAGATACTTAAGGAAGGCATCCAGTCTTTCGGTACTGGTGGCATCGTGGAGTCTGGCATAACCCACCTAAACACCTCCAAGAAAAAAACAGACGGCATAGCCGCTATAGCCACCGCATAAAAAAAAGGGCAGCCATTCGGTCTGCCCTCCTTTCTTGGTAACTACTCAGTCATCGTACTGAACTTCCTCTAAGTCTTTCAGCTCTAGTGCATACCACTTTGCTACAACACCTTCATAAACTGTGATGTCTTGTGCACAATATTTGATGTACTTAAAAGGCTCGCCATAAATTGGAGTACCTTCTTCTTGTCTGTGCCATCTGTCAGCAAAACCTTCTAAAACTTTTTTGCCTTGTTTTTCCATCTCTTGGTATTTAGCTATGGCTTCTTTTAAAAAAACAATTTCTTCTTTAACCAAGTCACATGAAAGTTCCAGTGGCAAAGCATGGATTCCTTTACAGCTTCCTGATCTCCAGCCTTCGATTGTAAATCCGTGGTCAGCAACCTTGTTTGTCTTAACATCTATCTTGTGTCTCTTCTGACAGATTTGGCAATGACCCCAGTGTTTAGCAGACCTTTCAGTTCTGACACCTTCAGTCTTAACTTTTTTTGGTTTGACTACAATCTCTGCTTCTTTAAAAAAAGCTCTAAGCTCTACTAGGGTGTTGATCATAACCCACACGTCACCATAGGTTGTGAAGAACTCAGCGTGTTTGGCTTCTCTTACATTGTGTAAGTCAGAAGGTACATCATCACTAGGCAGAGATTCTCTAAGAGTTGTCTCAGCCTCTCCATAATATCTGTACTCATCACCAAAGATTTCTTTAAGGTTGATTCTGTAACACCTAGAAGCATAACCAGACAGATTAGAGTAAGCCTCGTTGAGATGATACATTGCATCTTTCTTTGCTGATTTAGTATAGAACTGACCGTTGTACAGTTCGTGTGCTTTGATTAGTCTTTCTTCGAATTTTTCTATGTGTAACATTTTTTTCTCCTTTTTAGTTATTAATTAAATATCTCACATACACATAATACTCTTATTTGCATAAATGTACAACTATTTGCACACTACTTTAAACAAAAAAAGACAGCCTTTCGACTGCCTTTCTTCGCTGGTTGAACCTAGACTCTTTCTAAGAAGTTCTGAGCGTACTCTTCTGGAGTGTGGTTAATACTCAAACCACTGAAGTGGCTTTCCACGATCTCCACAAACTCTTGAGCGTCTTGTAAGATTGCTTCAAAAATTTCTTCGCTAGTAGCCGTTTCTTTATCGACAGCATTGTAGTGCTCTAAGTTATGGTTGAAGAACAGGTCGCTCGCAAAAGGATCAACCCAAGTTTCGGTTCTGGTGCTTGTAACATTTGTCATATTTTTTCCTCGTTTTTTTTATAACAAATACACGATACTCTTATTTGCATAAATGTACAACTATTTACAGTCTCTTAATCCTTGGAACTTACGCCCTAGAATCTTGCCAACCTTCTGGTAGTGAAAGTTTGGATACTCTGGGTGCAACGACCTGACCTGTTTCGCTATCCTTCTCCAGCCCAAGCCACTGTCGTGCAAAGCGTAGATCGTCTTCAGCACGTCTTGTTCCTGTTCGTTTGGTATCAGCTTGGTTCTGTGCTTGTTGCCGTACTTGACTGGTTGCTTATCAAAACCAAAAGGAGCAGCTCCACCGATGGAGTGACCTTTCGATGCCCAATCCATTTTGCCATCCGCAAACCTGTCCTTGATGTTGCCGTGCTCAATCTCTGAGACAGCCGACAGAACCATCAGCATGATTCGGTTTGCCATCTCGTTCATGTCGAACTTAGATCGCAGTCCGCTTTCGTCTTTGCTCTTTGGATAAACTATCGGCACGTCACCAAACTGCTGACAGAAGTAAAGCGTAACCCCAGTCTCTTCCAAGATAGGAATGATGTTCAGCAGATCACTACTGGAACGTGACATACGATCCAGTCGAGTGCAGACAATGATGTCGTGTTCGTCCATCACATCGGTCAGCTCTCTCGAAGCTGGTCGGTCAACTATCGGAGTGGTTCCACTCACGCCAGTCTCGATGAAAAACTTATCGACCTTGCGGTTGTACTTTTCTTGTACGAACTCTTCGATTAACTTCTGCTGAGTCTCAAGCGAGCAACCGTTGGAGGCTTGCTCGTAAGTTGAAACTCTAACGTAACCGTAGACGTTGTTAATTTGTTTTCTTGGTTCTATCATTCCATTCTCCTGTCAATTAATACTAATGCACGATCGTGAGCTTGCTTCCAAGACCATGTGCAATACTCTCCACTGCTGCCTTCATTGAAGTAGTCTTGATTTAGTTCTGAGTAGTCGTAATCCCAAACATCTATTCTGAGTTCCGATTCCCAACCATCATCTCTTTCTATCTTTAGCCAGTCATGTTGATCAATTAACTCTTGGCATTTTTCTTTGTATCTAACACCTTTTTTCTTAGGCTTCTTTACTACAACTTTTGGCTTGGGTGCTTTGTCAATATCTATGACTACTCTTTTTAGTTTCTTGTCATAGTCACTGTACCTGAGATTAACAAAATCTAAATTCCATTTGTTAGCAGAAGCCGACAGTTCTTGATAGGTTGGTTTGTCTGGATGTAAGTATCTGAGTAGCGAACAATAAGCTGAAACAAAATAATCTCCGTGTGAAGGCTTGTGATATTTAGTTATGGCATGAGCGTACTCATGTAAAACTACCGACCAGTTAAAACCATATCGTGCCAAGTAGATTGCATTTTTACTTCTATTAAAATGACACAAACCATTTGCCCTTTTAGTATGTATCTTTGTTGTCAGTCCAAACACTTTGTTAAGCCTGTTAACAATATATTTTATTTCTTCATGATTAAGCTGATCTTTAAATTGACAAAACCAATTTGTGTCTCTCTCCCATTTGTAGACTCTTGATTGTTGATAGTCGGTAATCTTCACGATTGCCTCCTAGCTCTGGCTTGAGCGTTTGCTCTGTCTCTAATCATTTGGTTCTCCACCTCTATCTCAATCATAATGAGATCAAGCACATGCTTCTTGTCCTTAGCGTTTAGTTTACCAAGCACCACGATGTCTTTGGGTTTTGGTTTCCAAGTCTGGTGCCATTGCTTTTCTTGATCAGCGTAATGCCAATCAACCCACCCATGGTCATCTGTGTCTATTTGAAAGATTGGTCTGAAGTTCATCTTCTTCTCCTTTATTTATCTGTGTAATTTTTTTCCATGCAATAAGCATCGCAGTGGTCCTCACAAGCGTTCCTTCTAACAAGCAACTTGTTACCAATGTCTTCGTAAAGCAATTCAACATCATCGTCTCTGTTGGTAATCTCACATTCTTTACAGTGAAAACATCTTTTTGCCATCGGGTCGTAACCTAACTCACTCGCTAGAAGTTGTTGGTAGCCGTGCCCAACCCACAGTTTTTGCCAGTGTGGTTTTGCAGCTCCGTCATTCCAGTAATAAACAGGACTGTTGTAACCATGGTCTTTGTCAGAAATCTTAAAAAGATACTCTCTTTGTCCTTCTGAATGTTTGGTGACTATCTTCATCTTCTTCTCCTTTGTTATTAATTTATTTGTTCTCACAGGGATAACTATACTCTCATTGTAGAACATTGCAAGTATTAATATTCTCTCTATAAAAATAAATAAGAGTTTGCAAGTTACAATACTTCCGTGATAAGGTGCCTAGGTGAAATTAATAAAGGAGAAAAAATCATGAACAAAATTACACAAAAAACAATAACGGAGACGGTCTTATGAGCATCATACAACTGCAACTCAACAAGAGGCTAGACAGCATGATTGAAGAAGTCAAAAAGGAATACAACCTTACGGCTAACGAGATCATACTCAACAGCTTGGATCATTTTATAAAAGACAAGAAAGACTTTCTAGTAGGTCACAAGTTTGAGCTAGAACAAGTTGTTAAACAAAAACAGCTGGAGTTTGCACAAGCAACCAAGGCTTTGGAATTGCACAACGCTAGGATTTCTAACTTTGACATGGCAACCAATGTTTCACATGAAACATATCAGGATGTTGTAGAAGAACCGACAATCATAGAACGCAAGACCAAACGATCCAAGATGTCTTTTTGTTTTACGGATGCCAACTTACAATCTTTAGAGGATAAAAAAAATTCATACTACTATGACATTACAGAGCCAATGCTGTGTATTAGGTTTCGTAAAGACAACATCAAAACTTTTTACAGCCACCACATCAACAAACAGCTTTCAAAAAATCTAATCAAAGTTAAGATTGGCAGAACGGATCAGATAGGAGTTTTGTCTGCTAGAAAAAAAGCCAAAGAAAATGAAGTTACCGTTAGAGGTGGCATCAGCCCCAATGCCAACAAATCAGCTGGCAGACCCAAGCTGGTAGCAATGGCAGTAGAGAACCCTACCACGCCTTTGGAAACCGACAAGCACGGCATCATCACTTGGGCTGAGTTTGCTGGTTACAGATACAACGACATTGACATCTTGGGCATAGCCTTAGAAGACAACAAAGTAAATGTGAATCAAGCCAAAGGCAAATTCCTAAATGGAATCTACGCCAACACGGCAAGGCAAGCGTTTGACATGTGGAAGAACGATGACAAAACCATAGGTCAGATATGCAGACATCAACTGATGGAAGCTGGAACGCCTAACGAAAAACCCTGTTCGGTAGCTAACATGTTACTAAGCAGAATACTAAAAGGCATCTGGCACTTTGGCACACCAGAAGAAAAGGGCTACATATTTAACAACAAGGAGGTGAAGTAATGAAGTTACCTTACGATGACTTGTTTGATTTTTACAAAGACAAGATTTGCGTCACCTTTGTGAAGAAAGAAGATTACGACTATGTGTCTATAGTAGAAGCGTTCACCGACAGACAGGAGGCATTGAAATTTCAAAAGCAATGCAAAGAGGACGGCACCTTTGTAGGTTATGCCGACCTCAGTCTGTTTCCACCGACAGCGGTTGAAAAGTGGATAGAGCTACAAGGAGATGCTAAATTACCAACCACGGAGCTACATTGATGTCGCACAAAGAAGAAAGAGACTTACAAAAAGAAGCCGTTGCTAAAAACATCAGGCTGGTTTGTGAGCAAGAGATTTCAGTGCTGGAGGACAAACTTCCACGCACAGAAGACCTGTTGGAAAAAGATCAGTTTCTAAAAGAGATAGACGCTTTGAACCAGATAGCCAAAGAAGCTAACGCCAGAGCAGAACTTATCATAAAAGAAGCTGAAGAAAAATTGGAGAGTAAAGATGGAAAAATATCTTAGAACCTTGGACATGCTGTTTGACAGCAATTACAAACAAGTAGGACCCGATGCCATGAAGACCATGATAAAGAAATATCTGGATCGTGACCAAGACATCGTTGGTGGTGCCGACTACGTTATAGGTGAGTGGAAAGAGAATCGCCTAAAGCACGAAGAGAATCCACTCGCAATAAAAGCACTGGAGTTGTTATGAAAGAATTTGATGAAACTTTAAAAGATGACCGTTCCTCTTTTGATAAGTTCTGTGACAGAATGTATGTAAATTACACCAAAGAAAAATCAACAGAAAATGAAAAAGACGTTTTGACAAAAGAAGAATATCGAGTCCAGTACAAGATGTTTCTTAGACACAAGTACAGAGAGAAGAAGGCTGACGACAGAAGAAAATTGTTGGGCTTGGATTAGATGAACCCAGACCAAAAATTTGCGGAGGGCGTTTATGAAATGATCTCTGCGTTTTTGGTGGGCATAGAAAACATCAAAAGCCTTGAGAAATATTACAGAAACAACATCAGTGCCATACACTCAATCAAACAAATTGATCCACAGCTTTACAACAAACTAATCAACAATTTTAAGGAAGAAAGACATGCGATTAATACTTACTCAATACGACAAGACGCTTCTAATAAGACTACTCGGAGAGAGAGGCAGACAACTCCAGAGCAAGAAGACAAAACCAAACGAGAAGAAAGAGCTAGAATCTATAGAGCGAGTCATCCGTCAGCTGGCTTTTGGAAGAGATGACGACCAGACTTCATAATCTTGTAATTTGGTCTATAATAAAAAGACCATGAATGAAGACATACAATTCTGCATAGATAAAATTGACTACTTGTTGGCTTACAAGTTTATAACAACGCCAGTCAAAGAAGAACTGGAGATTGTAAAAGCCAAACTTGAAGGAGTAAGTTAGTGGCAGTCGGTTGGGGTCGTGCTGGTTATGGTGAAGACTATTGGGGTGCTACCTCAGTATCGGTATCACTAACAGGCATAGCAGCTACAGCCTCTTTAGGCACAGCATTAGTAGACGCAGAGGCTAATTTAACTCTTACAGGCGTATCATCAACCTGTTCAATAGGAACACCAGTCATACAGCCTGACTGCAATGTTTCGCCTACAGGTCTAGCAGCTACAGGTTCAGTTGGAACACTCGCAGTAGATGCAGAAGCTAACGTAGCTCTTACAGGAATAGCAGCGACCAGTGCTTTAGGTACTGTTATCATCCATGAAAACGAAGTTATAGAAGTAACTGGTTTTGGTTTGACAGCCAGTGTTGGTGCTGTTTCTACAGTAGCGAAAGCGAATGTAGTACCAGAAGGACAAAGTGCTACAGCTGGCGTAGGTATAATATTTGTATATGGACAGGTTGATACAAGTCAAACTCCTAATTATTCAGATGTTGCTACATCACAAACTCCAGAATATACTAGGATAACAGGCGGACGTGACGCTGCATAATGAACACAAGAACTAAAGAGGACACATAGATGGCAAGTACATACGTTAATGATCTCAGACTCAATGAGATGGCAACAGGCGATGAGTCTGGAAATTGGGGCGTTGTAACAAATAGCAATTTAGAGTTGATTGGTGAAGCACTGGGTTACGGAACAGAAGGCATAACCACCAACGCTGATACGCATACCACCACAGTAGCAGACGGAGCTACTGATCCCGGCAGAGCTATGTATATTGAATACACAGGAACACTGGATTCAGCCTGTACGATTACAATAGCTCCTAACACACTTAACAGAGTTCACTTAATTGAAAATGGTACAAGTGGTTCTCAAAACATAATTATTTCTCAAGGCTCAGGAGCTAACATTACTATTCCCCCCGGTGACACTAAAGCAGTTTACCTAGACGGAGCTGGTAGTGGAGCAGCAGTAGTAGACGCTTTTGCCAGTCTTAATGTAGTCGATTTAAAAGTACAAGACGATTTAACGGTCACAGACGATGTAATTATTGGCGGTGATATAGACCTAGAAGGTTCTATAGATGTTAATGGAACAGCCAACTTAGACGTAGTAGATATTGATGGTGCTGTAGATATGGCTAGTACATTAGCAGTAACAGGCATAGTCACGTTAACTGACGATCTTATTATTGGTGATGGCAAGACTATTGGCTCTGCTTCAGATGTAGATGCTATGACCATAGCTTCAAACGGTCAAATAACGCTTACACAAACTTTAATTGGCACAGCCTTAGACATATCTGGCGACATAGACGTAGACGGCACATCTAACTTAGACATTGTAGACGTAGATGGTGCTGTTAACTTTGCAGCAGACGTAACCTTTGCAGATGGTGCAGATATAATTACTGCTTCAGCAGGAACAAGTAATGTTCGTGTAGGTGTCAATGCAGGTAACAGCATTGCAAGTGGTGGTAATTATAATACTGTCGTAGGTGATGAAGCAGGAACTGCACTATCTACTGGCGATAATAATGTAGCGATTGGTTTTCAAGCTTTAGATGCAGAAGATGCACATGGTGCAAATGTTGCTATTGGTAGAAGTGCTTTATCTACGTTAAATGCAGGAGCAGATGCTTTCAACGTAGCTGTTGGTCATTTAGCAGGAGATTTAATGACCACAGGAATTTACAACACCCTCATGGGTGGTGCAGCAGGGGATGCTTTAACGGATGCTGATGATAATGTAGCTATAGGTACATCAGCATTAGGTGCAGACACTTTAGGCAGTAAGTCTACAGCAGTAGGACAATCTGCTTTAACTACACAAAACTTCACATCAGCTACAGATACCTACAACACAGCAGTTGGTTATTATGCAGGGGTTAACCTAACCTCAGGCATTCAAAACACAGCCTTGGGTGCTTTAGCATTAAGTGCCAACACGACAGGAGTACACAATATAGCAATTGGTGTTGCTGCGATGGATGCATCAGTAGCTAGCTCTTATAACATAGCTCTTGGTACTAATGCTCTAGGATTAACCGCTACTTCAGGTAATGGTTTTAATACAGCAATTGGTCACACTAGTATGGCAGGAGCTACGACAGCAATAGGCAATACAGCTATAGGTTATCGGGCTCTGGAAGCAAATCAAACTGGAGCCGAGAATGTGGTTGTTGGTAACTACGCAGGAATTGTTATGACAGGAGCTGACAACGTAGCTGTTGGTGCTAGCGCATTGACAGCATGCGTTGCAGGTGCAAGAAATGTTGCAGTGGGTAAACTTGCTTTAGATTCAATAACGTCAGGTGGTAACAACATAGGTATAGGTTATGTGGCAGGTGATGCAATGACAGAAGCAGCAGGTGCAGTTGTTGTAGGGTACAACGGGGGGCAAGGAGCAAGCACAGCACATCAACAAGTTGCTATAGGTTTTGAAACTAATAGTTCAAATATAGATGGACAAGTCGTAATAGGTGGTAGTGTGACTGCTGCTTCTTCAAGTACAAGACACATAACTATTGGGTATGGTTCTGATAGAACTTTTACAACTCCGGGGACTGCTACTTGGCAAGGTACTTCTGATATAAGATTAAAAGAAAGTGTTGCAGACCATACATTGGGTTTAGGTTTTGTAAATGCTTTAAGACCAGTGACTTTTAATTGGAAAAAAGAAAAAGATGTAGATGCTGCATTAGACTATTACAAAGAAGATTCAAACAAGCGTGTTAATACTGATGGAGAAAATGCCATGTTAAGACATGGTTTTATTGCACAAGAAATGAAAACCGTAATGGATAACAATAGTTTAAGTTCAGATTCCTTTAATCTTTGGATGGAACTTACAGATGGAACACAATCTTTAGCATTAGGCGAATTAATACCAATTCTAGTTAAGGCTTTGCAAGAAGCTGATAATAAAATAGATGCGTTGACTACTAGAATCACAGCATTAGAAGAATAATAAAGGATACTAAAAATGGCAAGAACAGCAGCAGAAAAAACAGAGATGTACAATGCAATGCTAGGCAGCGTTAGTGTAATCACTAATTGCTTAGACGACAGCAATGACTTTTGCAAGGACATGACCAATGCTGAAAAGCAAGAGCGTGTACTAAGAAGTGAAGGATACATGTCAGCAGGTGTGGCATTGGATGATTGGGGCAGTAAAGACATGACCGCAATTAATTCAGCTATTGCAGCAGCAAAAGCCTACACCCCATAATGGGATGCAGTTCCCAAAGATAAAAAGAATTAATAAAGTAGAATAGGAAATAATATGAGTGACGCAGAAAACATTGTTTACATAGACGATACAGAAGTAAAAGAATCGGATATGACCGATAAACAAAAATACCTAACCAAACAGCTAAGAGACTTAAACAATCAAAAAGCTAGGTTGGAATTTCAACTGGATCAAGTTATGGCTAGTTTGAGTGTGTTTAAAAATGCTTTTATAGAAACAACCAAAGAAGTTGCAAATGAAGTTTTAGAGACAGAAACCAAAACCATAGGAGAGGAATAATGGAAATGATAGTAAGTGCAGTATCGTACATAACAATGATAGTAACGATAGCCAGCTTAATAGCTGCCAGCACGCCCACACCTGTCGATGATAAGTGGATAGCCAAACTTTACAAGTTTGTTGATCTATTAGCTTTGAACATAGGCAAGGCAAAAGAGAAATAGCATGGCGTGGCTACCAAAAACTTACAAATCTACTTTGAAAAGAATATCTCAAGCCTTCAGAGGCGTGGAAGATAAAGAAGTCAGAGCCAGAACAGAAAAAGGTCAGTATGTAGGAGATGACAAATCCACAC